TTATGTACGCTTCACGCAAAGTATTATAATCACACATATTACGAACCGTGCAGTTGCAGACCCAAAGAATTAAAACGATGGATAGCTGATATTGACAGAATATACACTAAATGATAAAAGACGTACACAAGTGGGAACAAGCAGTAATAACCTTATTGAATTTAGATGGGTGGAACTTAAAACACACAGGCGAGGGTTTTGAGCATTACGATGCAATAGGCACGACACCCAAAGGCAAAGAATGTATAATAGAATTTAAGTTCAGAAAAAAATACTACAAAGAAAAGATGTTAGAGGTTTACAAGTACGATAAGCTGATAGAAACAGGTAAGATAGCATTATACTTTGTGAACGACCCTAAAGGAAACTATATGTATTGGCTCAACAACCTAAAAGACCTAAAGAGCAAAGATATGTATTGTCCAGACACAACGCTATGGACAAAAAAGAAAGTATTAAAGCCCTGTTATTTGTTAGACGAAGCCCAAGCGTCAATAATTAATTTAAGTGATTTTAAGAAGTAAAATAAAAATTTTCGTAAATTTTCGTAAAAAGTTTGTTTATAATTCGTTTATAATTTCTATATTTGTATTGTTAATATAACAAAAGTTCTTTAAAATACTTTGTGAGGCAATTCACACAACGGAAAACAAAACGGTCAACTTGGAAATGATACTTAGTACAGAACCGATGCCGAAATTAAGTAGGCACTCACCTTAGGGAGTGATAAGGAAAGGATAGTTAAACAAGCGCTGACAGAATAGGCATACCCAAGCGAGGTATAGGAGTTATTTGAAAGATTAGTAATGAAATTAAATCGTACCCTGCCTATGGGCGAGTTTGATAACAGCAGGTGGTTTAGAGGCGTTGAGCAGTTGCTCATTAACTTGCAAAGTATTTATAGAATGTAAAACAATAACAAAAAACAATTATTATGAAAGCAAATTTAACTAAACTAAACAACTTAAAAGAAAAGCTAACAGAAAAGTTAGAAGCTATGGAATGGGCAATGGACGAAAGGTCTGAAAGATGGCACGAAAGCGAAGCTGCTCAAATACACGAGGATAAGATGAATGCTTTAGATGGCGCTATAATGTCAATACAAGATGCTATAGATGAATTATCAGAAGCCTTTGATTTGCAAGATTTATTTTAAAATCTATGAAAACACAACTAACAGATTTAAAAAAAGAATTAGCGCAGATACAAACTACACTTATACACCTAAAAACAAAAGGTAGTTTAACAGAACGTATAAAGAAACGTTTAGAGAATAGAGAACTATATATAAAAAGTATAATATTTAACATTAGATAAAATGAAGAAAACTAAAACAGGGTTACATATCCAAACAAGAAAAAACAGAATTGAGGTTTACACTAAAAAAGAATTAGAACAACAAGAACAAGAACGCAAAGAGGCACGAGCATTTATTATCCGTATGGCTATATTCTTGTTTGCTTCACTAACGTTTGTATTAGGGTTTATTATTGGTGCAGCTACATAATGGACATACTACAGAAACAAGCATATCACTTGTGGTTTAATTGGTTAGCCGATAAAATAATGGAGTGGAAAGATGCCAAGCCATTAAACACCGACCTTAGAAATTGCGTAAAGGCAATGAATGAAATAGGAATGTTCACAAACGGATTGCAAACAGAGGTTGAGGTGCTACATAAAAGAGTACAGCTGATTAGACAACAAAAAAACGATATGATACAAAAACAAAGAGAACAAATAGAGGAATTAGAAAACAAATTAAAACAATACGAGATATGAATATTTGGGACGATTACATAGATGCACCAGACGAACTAAGCACCTGTAGAATGTGCGACACAGAAACTAACGGACAAACATACTGTTCAGAAACTTGTAAAAATTATGACCTTGAATAAAATAAGATTATTAGACGGTAAGCTATACGACAAAGCAGAGTTGCTTAAACGTATGTTAGATGACGATTTTTACTATGGCGAACTAAATAGATTAGCACTTAGCAGTAGTAGTCTTAAAACGCTTCTTTCAAGCCCTAAGACTTATAAGTTTAGTTTGGAGTATGGTAGTCCATCAAGCCAAGCATTAAGAGATGGGTGGTTGTTTCACACCGCTATATTAGAGCCAAACGTTTTCGAGGCACAAACCTTTATAGACGTACAGAGTAAGAACACAAAGAAGTTTAGGGAGGCGAAAGCAGAAAACCCAAGAGTGTTTACAGCTAAGGAACGAAGCGATGCAGAACGTTTAGCTGATGCGTTTTTAAGAAACGAACACGCAAAGGAACTAATAAGAGATAGCGAGTTTGAAGTACCTGTAATAGGCGAGGTAATGGATATGCCATTTAGAGGTAAGGCAGATGTATTAGGCAAGGACAAAATAGTAGACCTTAAAACTACAACAGACATAAAGGGGTTTAGCTATTCAGCTAATAAATACGGATATGATGTACAATGCTATTTATATTGTAATTTGTTCGGTAAAAGCCACAAAGATTTTTATTTCTTAGCTTTGGACAAAGGTAGTTTAGATATTGGTATATTTAACTGCTCTGAAGAATTTTATTTCAGAGGCGAAGAAAAAGTAGAAAAAGCACTTGACCTATATAACAAATTCTTTATAGAGGGTGCAGATTTAGATAACTATTGTTTAACAGGGGAGTTATGAAAAAAGAAAAAATAAAATTCATACCTTGTACTGATGAAGATATGCTAAAAAAAGATATAGCAAGAGCAAACAGAAAAAGAACGAATACAAAGCGTATTCGCAAATGGTATAAACACATACAATAAATAAACTATGAAATTTAATTTAAAAATAGAGTACTTAGGAAAAAGAGAAAACAAACACGAAGCGGAAAAGGATATGTATCACTTAACGTTTAAAACTTATAACGCTGAAATTACAGGAAAGTTTGAGAAAAGCGAAATAAGACATTTAATAGAACAATTAGACAACGCAATTATATGAAAACACTTTGGCGCAAAAAAAATGGTAAGTGGTATAAGTTAAAGCCACATACCGATAAGGTAAAATATATAGCTTGTGATGAAACGAGCCAAACAAACTATTATAGTAGGACTAATAAAAAAAGCACATACAGAGAACTATGAGAGCAACATATTTACATTACGAGAATGGTAAGGGCTATGATGTTATAGACTTTATAAAAGACTACAACCTAAACTTCAATAGAGGAAATATAATTAAATACATTTGCAGAGCAGGTAAAAAAGAAAGTGAATTAAAAGACTTAGAAAAAGCTGCTGATTATTTAAGACGTGAAATTGAATACATAAGGAACGAACAAGAAAAATGGATAGAGAAGAACAAGTAATAAACGACAAGCACCTAAACTACTTAAAGAGTGTACTAATAGCGCAATTACTTCTCGAGGCAAACGATGAACTAAAAGGAAGTAAAGCGTTTAGACAAAACATAAAATACCAAGTAGGCAAGACTAACAAACTATTAGAAGAGGTATACCAAGAAGGATTTAATACAGTATACCACAACAACCCAGAGATGTGCATAAACGTCCTCAACAAAATAGATGGCTTAATACACAAAATAAAAACAGCTACTATTGACGAACTTGTAATGATTGATGCCTTAGTAGATAAGTATTTTGAAAACAAAGACGAGATAAACGAAACACAAACCGCAGAATTTACAAAAATAGAATAATGACACTACAACAACTTAAAGAAGAACTAAACAAATACTATAAATTTGATATATCAGAACGTAATAGACAACGTGAATACTCATACGCAAGAAAGGTGTATTGTAGACTTGCACGAGAATTAGGGTACACGTTTCAAGCATTAGGGCAAGAGATAGGATTAAAGCACGATGCGGCGTTATATCATTATAGAGATTTTAAAGTATTACAGGAACGAGATAAAAGGGTATTCAACCAAATAATAAAAGACTTTAATTTACCTATACAACCCTGTGCAACTAAAAAGAGAATAAAGCCAATAGCAGACACGCTTAAAACACAAAACCCCAAGACATATAAAGAGGCACTAATAAACGACCTAATAGACATAGTAAGCAAGTGGGAAGATAACACATTAGAAAACTTTATAAACACAAGACTAAAGGTATACAACAAACTAATAGAAACAACTAAACCACAAAAGAAAATAAAAGAAGTTAAAGGCGCTACATTAAACAGACCTGTTAAAAACCCTGTACTATGCTGATAACAAAC